TAAAGATACTATCGAGGGTGTCATCAATATCAACCAGAACACAAGATGCAAATTGACGAATGGGTGTCCTGACCCCTGCCATGACTGGTGTTGGGATGTTGATTCTGTGTTTGGAGATTGCGTTGTAGTATCGTTTGACATAATCGAGTCTCGATTCGGGTGGATAGTTTTGGAAGAGGGTAGCAGAAATAAGCATGTACATCTGCTGTGGTGTCTCAAACACCTCGCCAGTGCTGCGATCTTGTACAAGATACTTGTCTACAACCTGACGTAGACCTGCATATGTGAACAGATAATCTCTGTCCCAATCAATAAAGTCATGAAGTTCTGACCACTCCTCTTCCGAGTACTGGTTAACGAGGTCAGCATCATACACACCCTTACCAATGCACTCTTTCACATGCTCAATCAGAGGTGGTGGATTGTCAGGGTGTCCTTTATATACAGACTTTCTATAAGAGAATAGAAGCAAACGTGCAGCAACGTACTGATAGTTAGGTGCTTCCAAAGAGATAAGATCATTCGCTGACCTGATTAGAATCTCTTGGATGTCAGAAGTCTCGATGTTCTCATAGAACTGCAGATTAGAGTTCATCTCTATTGCTGATTCAGATACACCTGCGAGTCCATCACATGCGAACTCCACCATGCGGTGAAGTTTGTCGAGGTTAAGGGGTTCGACTACACCGTTACGCTTTACTACGCTGATCATACTCGTTTCCAGTCTGTGAATTTTAGTTTTGCTTCTAAACCATTATATGTATTAGAATATATTATAGCAGAAGGGTCAAGTCCTGCCAACACCATATCATTGATGTCCTTCTCTCTGACATTCTTTGGCCAGATCACAATATTATCCTGCTTACTAATGGATTTCTCCATACGTTCGATGATTTGTCTGTTTCTTGGTTCGTTGTCGTAGACATAGACAAAATCATAATCCCAAGAACTAAGGTCAACATCGGCACCACACATGGCAATAGCATTGTCCATAAAGAGGGAGTCCAAGGGTCCTTCTGTAACATAAACTTTTTCATTTTTGTTAATGGTATCAAGTCCAAAGACTTTTTGATGGTCTTCGAACATTACTGTGATGTACCGTAACGTTGTATACTTCGCCAAAGATCTACCCTGAATGCCAAACCATGTACCATCTGCACGAACGAGTGGGATAATAATTCTGGGTTGATCATTCTGGACATTATCAAATGTTTTCTTCTGTGTGTTTACCCATGTCTTAAACTTCTCAGCATAGAATAGTCTTGAGAGTTGACTCTCTGGAACCTTCCTATCAAGAAGATATTTCTTTGCAGGGTGTTCTTTATTTAGATCAGAAATACATTTGAGATCATGTGGTTTTTTAAACTTCGGTGTACTGTCAGGGATAGTAAATTTCTCTACCGTTGTACCCTTACCAGTAGCATTCATACGATACTTTTCTAACTGATATTCACTATACAAATCAGGAGCAAAGTCTTTTAAGAAGTTCGCAGTAGTCTTTCCAACACCACAGTTGTGGCATTTATATACCATACGTCCTTTAACCAGAAAAAAATACCCCCGAGCCTTGTTCTTATTCTTCTTGGAATCTCCACAGAAGGGGCAACGGAAGTTGTAAAGTGAGTTCTTAACTCGTTTAAATTTTTCTAATCGAATGGATAACCTATTAATATAAAGGTCATCAACTGTGCTCATGTAGTGTGCTAGTGGGTACAGATATCATACTGGTATTCTCTCCATTTGTCAACAGTGGACGGATTATCTTCTGTCCGACTGGACTAACGAGGAAAGATAGAAGAGAAAGAGCACCAAAGATACTCCACATTTTCTTTTCCATGAGTCGAAGACGGTCATCGACTTTACGGATGTCTCTTTCACAACCACGTTTGATTGAGTCTGTTTCTCTGTTGAGGTCTGCATGTAACCTATCTACCTTCTCGAATAATACTTGATCTATCTTGTCTTGCTTATCTAACTTCTCATTATGCACAGCAAGAAGTTGCCCCATCTTTACAGAGTTTTCCTGTAAGGATTCGACAACTCGTTCTAATCTTTCTATTATTGCTGTGTTAATATTCTGTTCCATCTCACTGGTTTTTCAGAGCCTTCATCCTTTGATCGTAGTAGAATCTGATAACCTGATTCGGGTATAGACGCTTCACATATATCTTTTTATGATTCTCAGGTCTGTAGATCTTCCTGAGTTGTATCTTAATGTCTGCTTCGGACTTACCATACAGTACATACTCTTGTGCACCGTCATAACATACCTTAAATGGTAGGTAAGAATCCTTCTCTTTCTCTGACTTAGGATAGTCTAATCCTTCGTTACACTTACTCTTATACTTACGCTTCTTCTTTAGTCTAGGTTTCTTCTCATTGTTAGAACCTAGCATAGGATCATACCCCGCCACAGGACCACTGGCATTAGCAGATCCAGAGAATCCACCAGTACCTGCACTCATTGTTGGGGCATCTTCGTTTATCACAATTTCCTTAGTGTTTCGTAGATAGTTTCATCAAGTGGTACATCTTCTAGTACACCTTCTTCACCTTCCACAGGATATCTGCTAAGGTATATCAAAAATGTTTTGACAGAGGAGTAGTATTCCCTCTCAAGTTTGTACATTAATAAAGGTAAGGTACCTTCACCAAATACATTAAACAAAACTATTAAGTGATTCAGAATCAATGTGGTACGCAGTACTCCTGTCTTTAGATAACGCTTAAGCAACCTCTTAAGGTACTTAAACTTTTTCATATCTTCTAGAAAGTCATCCACAGTCACAGACTGTGGATTCTCGTAGTACTTGATTGCGAACATCAAATGATTCTTCTCATCTAGATGATCAAATCGCATTACTTATAATATGGTTCGGTTTTATTTAGCTACCGAAGGTTAGAGTAGCAGCTCCGTTGGTGTACTTCTGTTCAGCACCTTTACTTGTGTTTAGAACACAACGATACTTGTAACCGTTAAGTGTAGTACCTGCTAGTCCACTATAAGCAAGTGTTGCTGTAGTGAAGTTTGCATATGTGATACCAGTGTCAAGGTTTGCAGTGATATCAACCCAACGTGTAGTTGCTGTAGCAGTCTGTCTTTGCCACTTGTACTGCTTTGTACCAGACTGATCGACTGTGAAGGCAGCAACGAATGTTCCTGCACCAGAAGATGAGGTGGAGTTAGCAGGTTGTGTACCAACTGTGATAGTTTCTAGTACATCTGCTGCGATTGTATCGTCATCAAGATCACCAGAAGTTCCAGCTGCAACTTTAAGAGGTACGATGCACTCAGCTTTATGCTTGGTGTCACCATTGTGTGTTTGGTATGTACGATACTGCCACCAACCTGGACCTGAGATACCACGAGTCTTGTTAGATGCGATGCTATCTTCAGTTGTATCTACAAATACCAATTCATAGGAGTTAGAGTCTCCTCCAAGTATAACGTACTCAGCCACTGCCTTTGGCGGTGTCCTTTTGATTACACTAGCAGCAGCAACAGTTGCTGTTGATCCTGCATAGTTCTTATGCAGTTCGATTGCAGTTGTACTTGTTACTTGCTTGACAATATAAGCAACGCTACTAATCTCTAGCACGTCACCTACAGTAACGCTGTCTCCCGCATTCTTAGACACAGTAGCATCACCATTGGTGACCCCTATGCTATTAGAGAATGCAGCTGCGTCAATTTTTCCTACGACAGACATTGTAATTCCTCTTAAAGTTGTTGGTATCCTATTATTTATTTATAATTTATCGAGCCTTGATCGCCTTCTCTACCTGAGCAAACAACTTGTCATCAGCATCAGTCTTAGTAAGTTTGACTGCTTTACCTATGATCTTAAGGCAGATATCTATTAATTTTTCTCCGAGCTCTGCGTCTTCGGGAATCTTATCTACGGCATCAGATATAATTTTTGATGCGAGGGGAAGTAAAAAACCTAACATGATAATAACTTAGTTAACTAATCTATATAGGCTTCCGACCCCATCATTTTATCTCTTGTGGCAATACTTAACTGATACATCTTCTCATGTAAGGTTGCTACTGGCCAAGAATCATATGGATGCTTAGTCTTTCCTGGTATGTACTTATAGTTTCTATCAAACCATGCATCATATGGTATTCTGTCTGGTGCTTTGTATGTCATTTTGTTAGATAACTTCTTATGAAGTCAGCGTATGTTGATTTCTTTTTCGGTTGTACTGATGATTGTTTTGCAGGATTTTGTTGAGTTACTCTAGATGTAACAACAGCAGAACCTGATGGTGTTGATACTGGTTTTTTTGTATCAAGTCTATGAACATCTTTAGCACTTTTAACAGGATGTTTTGATGCTCTTGCTGCTGGACCAGCATGAGCAGCAGCAGTAGTAATATCACGATCTTTTATATCTTTAGCAGATGCATCAGACCATCCTTTTGGATGCTTATGAGTTGCAACATCTTGAGCACGACCTTTACTTTGGTCTTTACCAAACTTTACTCTTCCACTTGCTGCTTCTTTATCAAATTGTTTAAGTGCTTCTGGATATTTTTTACCATATCTATCCATCATACTTTGCATTACTGCTGATCTTCGTTCTGATGGATTTTGACCTGTATCTTTTATACCTGACGGTGTAGGTGCTTTAGAACCGAAGTTTGGATTCTTCTTTCCCAAATCCTGTGCTCTTTTTAAATTCTTTGTGAATCCTTCAGTATCCTTATCAAAGGCAGCAAGTTCCTTTTTAGATGCACCACCACTTTGCATCTTATTTCTAGTCTTCTGTGCAGCAGCTTTCCATGTTGCCTGGGTTTCTCCAGTTGTACCAGACATTGTTTGTGAATCTGCTTGCTTTAAACTAAGAGATATCTTTTTCTTGCCTCCAGAAAATAATATATCACCTTTCTTAGTATCTTTGTCCTTTCCTGTTTCTTGTTTCCATTTACTACTTACTTTTGGTTTTGCAGCACCAGTTACTTCTGCTCCTAATCGACTATCAAAAGCACTTTTACCTCTTCTAGTTTGAGAGTATGCTGCTATAGTATCAGAAACCAATTTCATATTATCATTATAAGAATCCTTATCATTATCTTTCTTACTACCAGTAAACCCTCTCTTTGCCTGGTTAAAATGTAATGGATGATCTTCTTTACCTTGAGAATCTGAAACTATTTTCTCCATTTCAGACTTAGCATCCTTTACGTTTCCTTTAGAAAGAAGATCTCTTACTTTTTTAGAATCTGGACTTTTATCTTTTATAAAATAATTCCACTGCTTTCTAAAGGCATGTTCATCACTGTACTTGCCTTCCAGTAGCTTCGCCTCATCTTTAAATGATACAAAGGATTTCATCACTTATCTGCAGTGAACTTACGGTTCTTCATATACCCCCACTTGCCTTTATGTAATGCTCTTATACCTCTCTTGTCCTTGGGAGTATACTTCTTCTCTGCTTCGGACTTGTTCTTCATAAACTCTTTGTACCTCTTAGGACCATGCTTAGACTTGTACAAAGTTTCTTTAGCCTTTGCCTTCTCTGCATCATAACGCTTCAGCTTGCGTGCCATCTCATCGTTGTCCCATTCTAGGAGTTTAGATGTCATCTTCTTGCCTCTTTACGCTTCTTATCATAGTCAGCAGTTGCTGCAAGCATCTTCTTCTTGAGATTTTCTTTTGCTTTGCTAGTCTTACTATGAGCAGTAGCACCTACAGATGCAGGTAGAGCAGCACCAGTTACTGCAACCTCTTCGATTGGTTCGATGCTTGTGATATCAACTCTAGCATCATACCCTGCAGGGACACGAGACTTTGCTTGTTGTAATGCTTCTTTTTGTAATTTCTCTCTCCTACTGATGACTGAAGAGCGTACCTTTCTTCTGTACTTAAGGTACTTGTCATCTTTTTGGTTATGCTTTCCGTCGTTGTTGATGTCCGAATCTTCTTTTCCAACGGGGTCTAATTTCTCAGACATAAGATCCTCCTTCTTGGGATTAATTGTGATACCTTTTTTGGTTTGAGTCCCGCCCTTCATAGCAGGATGTTGACTGTCCTTGTCACGACGATCATTCTTATTTAATAGTGTTTGTTGAGCTTTGGATGTCATTACTGAACCCCCATTTCTTTACGCCAATCATAACTCTCTCCCATACGTCTTGCAACATTACGGGAACCACGAGAAACACTACGGGCAATCTTCCCAATTACCTTTTTGATACCAGATTTTAAACCGCCACCCGATGAACTAGATCCACTAGAAGATGATCCACCAGAGGATGATCCTCCTTTAGGCATGGTCTTATTCTGACCAGACCCTGAGACATAGCCAGTGCTGCTGCTACTACCAGAGGATGAACTAGAACTAGATGAACTACTACCAGGTTTCTTCTTAGCCTTTGCACGAGCATCGGAATAACCCTTTGCAAAGTCTGAACCTGCTTTCTTAGCACCACCTGCTACCTTACTAGCCACGTTGACTGCAGTACCAGTCGCCTTACCTGCTGCGTATGGAGCTTTCTTGAGACCCTTCTTGACCACGTTACCTGCACTCTTAAGTGCAGACTTCATTTTCTCTGCCCTACTAGGACCAGAGTTGTTAGTGGATGCCTTCTTGTCTTGTAATGTCTTACGAGCAATGGCACCTGCGTCTCTGGGTTTCTCTTTCTTTTGGGGTGCTTGTACAGCAACATTAGGGAATGCTGAATGCTTAGATGGTGCTTCAGTTAACAACTCAATGCCATCAATAGCTTCGAGTGTTTCAGTAAGCATACCTTCATCCAACTCTTCTAATGCTTCTACAAATAATGTTTCGAGTTCTTCGAAACTAATCTCATCGATGTAATCATCATCTAGGTCGATGTATCTTTCGATAAGATCATCGATAGTCTCTTCACCAAGCCTTTTCTTTTTCTGAGCAGAGTATAAACGAGCAGACTGTGCTAGTTTCTTCTTAGCCTTCTCTTTATCACCTGCTACTGCTGCCTTACCCCTTTCCACTTCAGCCTTCTTGGATGCTTTTAGTGCGAGGTCAGCAGAGATTTCTGTGATTGTATCTTCTTTCATATGATCGGCAGCCTTATACATTGGGGTGCCATCTTTCTTCTTCATACCTTTCTTATAATTCTGGTATGCTTTAGTGTTACCTTTCTTATCAGCGTTAGTAACTGTCATAGCTTCTAACATAGATCTATGCAAGTCATCTATATCAACAGACTCCTTAGGACCTTGTACACCTATGTCTTCTGCATACTTAGCAGTCTTCTCTCCTTTCTTACCTACCACAATATAACGACCATCAGACTTACGACCAGTGATAACCATTGATTGTCCACCAGGTGAGATAACTCTACCGATGTTACGATCATCAGGTGACTGACGCTTGTTCTTATCGATCAATGTTTTCTCGATAGGAAATCCACCATACCCTTCGAAGGTATCTTGGAGAGGTGCATCATCAATAATCTTAATGATCTTATCAACTGTTTCCTGCATACGTTTCGAGGGAGCAGGAGTCTCTCTGTCAACGTGCTTTAGGATTGTCATCTGTTCGTCAAGGGTATATCCCATGAGTTCAGCAGATACTTTAATGTCAGTTGCCATTGCTTTATTGTAGTCCGTAACTATTATTTAGGTGTTGCAGTCTTTCTAAAGTCTGAAAACTTAACTCCAAACTTAGTTGTAGCCTGTCCAGGTGTCATTGCCTGTACTGCTTGACGGTATTTATCAGTACCAACTTTCCAATCATTACCGCTACCGTCATCTGCAGAGAAGTTAGACTGATCTTCCCTGTTCTTACTAGCATCTGCAACTTCTGTTACATGATGCAACCATGTGCGGAATTCATCACCATGTTCATCCTTAAGGATGACATAGTTACTACCACGATGAACAATAGTACCACGAATACCAGTGTCATCATACTCTACTAATGTACCTACCTCAAAGATCTCTTCTTCGATGTAGCGTTCTCTTAATTCTTGTTGGTTAAGTTTAGGTGCGAACAACCAAGATTCAGTCTTTGCTTTCTCTTGCTTTGCCTTTGCCTTCTTAAGTTTCTCAGGTGGTGTCATACCTGCTTTAACATCTGCCATCAGTTTTAGAGAGTGTGCTTTACTAAAACCTTTAGGCATACCTAGATGGAAACTATCATGGTCATCACCTGACGCATGTTTCCTCTGATCTGATGCTGAAAGTCTTTCTACAGGGTCTTCGGAGTCTTTGTTTCTTGCTCCTCCAGACTTTATATTAATACTTTTAAAGTTATAATGCTTACCGTTGTACTTGTCAGTTAACTTCTGAAACTCTTTTACACGGTCATCACCAACTACCATAGTAACGTGTTCATGTCCTTCATCATTGAGGTCACGAAGGATATCAAAGATATTTCTATGCTGTTCAGAATTCTGGATCTTATCCTTATGATTCTTAAACATCCTACGCATGTGATCAACCTTTTGATCAGCAGTTAAAGGGTTCTTCTTATGATCCTGTGTCCTACTAGGATAGATCCTGTAGTTACCAGAGTCACCACCTGCTTTCTGCACAGCATCAAGCATCTTACCATGCCCTGCATGTGGTGGATTAAATCTACCGAAGGTTATAGCGACATGTTTGTCTGCTGCCATCCTTTCCGCTTTACCATTACCCGCAGGTTTGGCTTTCGGATTGGTCTTCTTGGTGGCATCGTATGCTTCAGTTATAAAGACGTGAAATGTTATCATCTATCCCCAATTTTTTGCAACGGTGAAGTTAGCACGACTGAACTCTAGTCTATCGACCAGTTTCATAGCGGTACCGTTTTTGATAGCAACAAATCCCTCAGGACTTGTGACACGGTAACCATCTTCATCTTCTATAAAAGTACCTATACCTTGTACCTTTTGTAGTCTACTGACGATGATGTTTTTGGCAGTCATCAGTGCAGTAAACGCATTCATAGCACTATGTATAGTAGTTTTGTTATTATTTAGGTATTTTATAGCCTCCTCTTTCTTATTCTGCCACTGTACCTTAGATTTCTCAGTCTTTTTCTTAGCAATTTCCATGTCGAAACGTTGTGACACGAAGGCAACAAACCCCTTAAGCATAGTACTAGAACTTGATGGAATGTTTCCACCACGAACAATTTGGTTAAAGTACATCTTAAACAAGGCAGTGTATTCGAATGGTTTCTTACCACCTAAGAGGTCAAGAAAGTTCCTACCTTTCCTCATGCCAGTCTTAGCAGCATTTATATTCTGATTAACTGTTGCCTTCTCCATAGCACTTAGAGTAACCTCCTTACCTGTAGTCTGGAAGTCTGAAGATAATACTGCTACATCAGATACACCTTGCAATCCTGATACATTTGCACCAAAGGATGCTACCATCTCTGGCATAGTTGCTCCAAAATATGTTGTGTGGAATACAATACCTAACTTAGATTTAGCAACCTTATTACCTAGTTCACTACCTTGTTGTGCAAAGTATGTAATAGTATTAGGTCTAAATTTATATCCAGTAGTACCACCCATCTTGTCTAGACGTGGTGTGGATGTGTACAGTAGATCACCTTGTAGTACACCATCGATAGGTAGTTTCTTAAGGTGCTCCAAACATGTCTTTAGGATACCATTGATAGCACCAGGATAGTGCTCGTCAACCTCAGCATCTGTCGATGCTACCTTAGGTACCTTATTAAATGCAGACTTAGTTCCCACAAAGAACTCCCCTGTCTCTGGATGAGTACCACATACAATAGCAGGTGCACCATCCCATTTGGTTGTGATCCTAGTACCAGTAACCTGTGTACCTAGCATGTCACGAAGAGATTCTAAAAATTTTATAGCATTCTGACCACCTGCATACCCATTGTTGATAAGGTCGTCTTCCAAATGTTCTAGGTGTGTGTTCTTTGCCATGAAAAAAAGAGGGTTTACCCCTCTATTTATTGATAATACGAAACTGATCAGGTATGAAAGGAGTTGAGGTGATCGGATCCTTCTGCTCAGTCTTGAGTCTATCATATAGTTCTTTGGTTTTCTTATCACTCTTACGGTGCATCCAAAGATTCATAATAATAGTATCAAACTCTTCGTTACTTATCCTTAAGTTCATTCCTTACCTCATCGATGTGGTTTACAAGTTCGGATACCTGTACTAGGTTCTCGATCTGTGCGAGAATGTCAGCGATATGCTTATTCACATACGGGGGTTCCGTCCTCGATGAAAAGGACAACGCATTCCGAAGGTTGTCCTGTGCCTCTCTTAATGAATCTTCTACTTGTTGACTCAGTGCCATGATTGTCGTTCCAATGTCTAATGTTACCTGCAATAATAAAGCAGTTAGTTATTACTAACTGTACAAAGATAAACGTTCTGATGATACAGATAATATCATCATACTTCTTTGTTGTTTCATCTTGGAAAGATCCGAGTGCGTACTTCCAGATCTTCCACGCTTCACCCCTCATACCCAGTACTTATACATTGTATAGATTACAAGGATAAGTATGATGGTTAGGATTGATAAAAATAAAATCAAATGTCTCCCTCCTTACGGTTTTCTGATTCCTCGATTGAGAACTCACCACCAGGATATCTAGCAGCAAGTTTGAGTGAGTTAGTATAGAACACTTCATCCAAACGAATGTCAAGTGCCTTTGCAGCACATGCAGCATACCATAATACATCACCCAATTCTTTAATAAGATGCTCTTTGTTAGCATCATTCCAAGGTTTCCCTTGGTACTTCATCTTCTTAACAATCTCACAGAACTCACCTGCTTCTGCAGTTAGTCCTTGTGATGCAGTATCTAGACGAGCAATGTCACATCCCTGTTCAGATAGTTGTCTCAACCTATCAATGTACTGTACTGTATCTTTACTAGGATCAGAACAGGTCTTGTCCTGAAAGTCCATGTATCTATCTAAATCGATCTGGAATTTCTTCTTGTCCTTTTTCTTCTTCTCATTCTCTCTGACTTTCTCTGCTGCTTGCCATGCAGTAAACCCTTTCTGTTTGATAAACTCTTCTGGAGTCTTAGGAGTTTCGTCTGCAATCTTCTTAGCACCTTCTGCCATATCATCTTTGGCATCTTGTGCAGAACTATTCATTTCCTCTGCTACTTTCTGAGCATTGTCAGTTGCTGCAGAGTCAAAGGGTACAGGACCAGGTACTTCATTCTCGTGGTCATGATCATGATCGTGCTTCATATCTTAAATGAATCGAATTTGGTTGTTTGTTTTGCGATTTCTATAACTTCTTCTTCAGTACCTGAGTCAGTAAGTTGTTGCTGTTCACAATCATACAGCTTCATCTTCGATCTGTCAATACCTATGACAAATCTTTTGTGTACAGTTGGGTCATTATAACGGTTCTTTAATTGCTTAACCATTATTTGATTTACTCCCTCGAGCTCCTCTGTACTAATAAGAGCAAACATGAGGTCAGCAGTAGCAGGGAGACCAAAGGATTCACTGGTGTCAGTAAGATCCACGTCAGAACTACCATATCCAGAACGAGTAGTCTGAGTAGCTGAGACGATTGGGACATTCGCTTCCACCGCAAGACCCCTAAGTTCCTCAGCAATTGCTTTAACGAACGTGTAAGAATTAACAATTGTATTTTTATAACGAGATGACGAACATATATTAAGATAGTCAATGAATATAATATCAGGACTAAAACCTTTCTTCATAGATAACTCATTGATCAGTGACTTAAAGTGACCGACATGAGCACTAGCAGTTGGGTACTCCTTAATAATAAGTCTGCCTTGTGTCTTTTTATTTAGCTTGTCTATCTTACTCCTAAATTGTGCCTTACTGAACAAAGGATCTTGGAGTTGTTGGATAGGTACATTAAGTAAGTTAGCATCTATCCTCTCTGCAATCTTCTCTTCAGCCATCTCCAAAGTAATATAGAGAACGTTCTTACCTTGGAGTAAACTAGCACTAGCACAATGGCACATAAACAAAGACTTACCCACACCAGTACCTGCAAGAGCAATGTTGAGAGTTTTATTAGGAAGTCCACCCTTTGTAATCTTGTTGAGGAGTTCCAGATCGAACGGAATCTTTTCCTCAATGGTGTGGTAGAAATCGTATCGTTCGTCTGCGTCTCTAATATAATCGTGTCCAACTGTGTCGTCAAAACTTGTACCTAATGCTTCCGACATGATATGTGGAATAGCATCCTTGCCACGAGTCTTATCCTGACCGTCAGCAATCTTAATACTATCCATGAGAGCAAGGTAGATCGCACGTTCCTTACACCACTTTTCTGTTGTATCTAATAACCAATCCTTATTATACTGATCTTTATCAATCTTATTATCTAGGAAATCCTCAATTTCACGAACGATATCTTCACTAAGATCCCTCCTCTTTTCTACTTCGATCTTAAGTGCTTGTGGTTCTGGCAATGCAGAAAACTCCTGTACATATTCCTGTACAGCAGTGAACAACACTTTGTTATTAATGGTGTCAAAATAATCATCCTTAAGAAAAGGCATGACCTGCCGACAATAATTCTCATCAAGGATGAGTTTACTGAGTGCAATCTCTTCGATCTTTTGCATTAGAGATAATGTAAATAAGTGCTGACGATCCACTTGTCATTTGACAGTGGTGCTTTCCCTGAGTGTGGGAACATCCATGTTGGAGGGAAGATTAATACTGAACCCTCTTTTGGTTTGACGTTGTAATCAATATTATGAAAGCATGTTTCTCCTCCTTTGTCAACGTCATTAAGGTAGAAAAATATAGAAAGAAATCTTCTAGCACTATCGTGGTTGCCCACATCTACATGCACATCGAACCTATCGTTTCTTTCTTTATCATAGTGCTTGAGTTTGATCTGCTCAAATGAATTCTCTATTGGCCAGTACTCTTTACACTTAGTCTGTGTCATGTATGCTTCAGCACATCCCTTGATCGCCATGATCAATTGTTGATGAACCTTGATCCATTCTTCCTTAGCATCTTCTTTCTCGATCTCATGGGTAATGTTAAACATATTCCATTGAGGTCTACCCTTCTGCTCCCATCTTTCTAGAGATTCTTTCTTCCCTAGATCAATGATGTTACGACAAAGACTAGGGTCTAATGCCTTCTTATAATGTTTAATATAATCCTTAACTTCCATAACCGAACTCCTTAGCAGCAACTTCATCTAGTGCGTCTAAAACTTCGGGTGTAAAATATTTCTCTGGGTTACTCAAGATTTGTTTTGGATAAAGGTTTGACTCTCCCATCTTATATCTGTTTCCTATTCTTGTAAACACTCCATGTTTCTCTCCTAATTCTAGAAGACCATAGTACTTGTCAAGTCCTCTCTCATCATAGAATAATCTTGATTCGATCTTAGCATTTTCTTTAGTGAACCTAGACTTCTTAGTCTCACATTTAATAATGTTACCGATAACATCCTTACCATCTTTCTCTTTAGATTTGCTGAGATAGATGATAGTAGAAGCAGCATACTTAAGACCACTACCACCACCCATTTCTTTCATAGGTACATAAGCACCCACTACATCATAGGTATGGTTAGTAACAATCATAGGTACGTTTGCTTTACCTAATTTGAGAGTAAGAACTCTGAAGATAGACTTAACAACCTGTGCTCTAGTCATGTCACGAGTATCTTTACCTGCCTCAGTATCTTCTACCTCCTTACTTGTAGATAACATACCAAGACTATCCAACACAAACATCAGAGGTTTACGATCCTCTTCTTTCTGTGCCAGATACTTATCAATAATCTTAATTGCTTGCTGACGAAACTCCTGTACTGTGACAACAGGAACAATCATCATACGATTGGAATCAATACCACGACTCTCAATCATGTTTTTACTTATCGCAGACTCAGACTCAAAATAAATAACCCCGCCATCAGATTGAGCATTGAGGAAAGACTGTACAATGCCGAGACAGAAATAAGTTTTGCCTGTACTCGACTCACCTGCAAGAGCTGTGATCTTGTTCCCTGGAACTCCACCTTTGATGCTTCCTGAGACAAGAGCGTTAAAGAGGTAGCTGCCCGTGTCAATAAAATTACTTGTGTCGCCAGAAGCAACACCATCACTAACGATACTAGCGTATTCATTATTAATCTCCCCTGCAATGTCAGCGAAAAATGAACTTGTCATCCGAAAATATGCTCCAATGTAACTTGTTTTTCTGGTGCCCAACCTATTGCGTCAAGAATAACCTTGACAGGTGACAAGAAACTCTTGTCAAATTGTACTTCATAATCCACTGATCCGTCAAGCTCGAATTCCTTAGGCAATGTTTGGAAGAATGAAATAACATTCTCCCCTATGCGGTTGGGTTTCCTAAGGTATAGATACTTGATCTTCTCACCCTCTTGGATGAATGGAAATTTGTTTTGGATCTTATGTTTCTTTACATAATGATTATAAAGTAGAGATCCACGAACATGGATAGGACATCCCTTACCATATATGTCCTTGGTTGATGTGAACTTTTCTAAGTTGTTGCAACTACGAGGGAATGAGATCTCCTCTAGTGGCATAGACTCAAACTTCTTTCTGAACTGTGAGATAAATTTCTGCACATCAGATTCATCACTGGTCATGACCAACTCAAGTGCTTTTTTAATAGCACCTCTGCATGGCATAGGTGTAGAAGACTTAACTGCTTCGATACCCATCATCTTTAGTTTGGGTTCAGCATACTGAACACCCTCACTATTCCATACATTTAAGATGTATCGTTTCTTGGCAGTCCATATACCTTTGTTGGCAATGTTCTCCCTCTTCATGAACATCTTCTGATCATATGCATTTACATAGGTGGCCAACTCTTCGTAAGAATTCTGAATATACTTCTCAAATTCCACGTCACACACCTTCGTAAGGAACCTAAGTGTGCTTTGATCGCTCTTCTCTCTGTTCTGGAATACCTTCTCCACCAAAGGACCAAGGTGCAAGTAAATACTATCGGTATCACTAGCAATAACGTAATCATAATCTTCAGTTTTTAATAGTTTATTGAGGTAAGCATTCATCTTGTTCTCAATCCAACGAATACTTACCTGACCTGACAGAGTGATTGCCTCTGCGTTAGCAAGGTTATAGTATCTGAAGTATTGATTACCAATAGCACCATAGGCAGAGTTGAGTTGGATCTTCCTTGCCATCTGGATGTTATTAAATTTAGAAATATCTTTCCTAAGTTTATCTGAAGGAGAACTTTCATAGTCCTTCTTCGCTTGTATCATTTTCTTCTTATAGATCGTACGTTCATCGTAGATCCGTTGCATTATTTCGGGGAGAAAACCGTGGATGTCCCTTCTATACTGTGCTCCATTGGCACACACTGCAAAATCTCCAGAGACTTGTACTTCTCCAGAGAGCAATCCTTCCACAGATGCGGATGGGTGTCTTCTTTCGACCAAGGTTTCTGGGCTAATGTTGTACTGCATGATGAGGTGAGGGTACAGACTGTTAAGGTCGAAACTAACAACCCAATCGTACATACCTGGCTTTGGTTCTTTGACGTAGGCACCTGCGTACTGTTCATTTTTTCGCTCCCCTTTCTTTGGCGGTACAACAATGTTTCTTTTCTTAAGATCATTGTATATAAGTGTGTCCCACATTCTAACCTGTGAGTACACATCTGACAAATTAACCTTAGCATCATATGCCAAGGACAATGCCAACTCAATCAGTTTCATCTTGCCTTCCAGTTGGTCAACAAGTTCCACGTCATGAATATTATATTCTACAAACTTCTGCCAATCATTAGTATAGAACGCTTTAAAGTTCTCATACTCACTATGATCTAACTTATTCTCACCTAGTTCTACATTAGCAATGTGATCTAGTCTATAGGATTCTTGTGCTGAGTAGGTGAACTTCTGATATAGATCAAGATAGTCAAGGACCGTAACACCTGCAATATCATATGCAAGTTGTTTACGACCCCTAATAACTATCTCACGATCCAACACCCTGTTCCAAGGAGACAGGGACTTCTTCCACTTCTCACCCAACACACGCTCCAACCTACGACAGATATATGGAATATCATATAGGTTGCAGTTCCATCCAGTAATGACATCAGGAGTATCAGAGACCCACCACTTTAGGAAGTCCTCTAACATTTCTGATTCCGTATCAAATAACCTGTACTCGTGCTCACCTTGGAACTCACGAGTACCCCAAGTAGTAATCTTCTTGGTGATGAGATTCTTTAAAGTAATACAAAGCATCTCTTCACGACACTCCTCTACAGAAGGGAATCCATTATCACATGCGACCTCGATGTCAATCGTATAGATCTTCATCAGATCCATATCGAAATCAATCTCATCAGGAAATTTGTCAGCAATGAATTGATATACAAATCTATCATACCCATGCACCTCTAGACCTTCCACATTCTCGTACTTCTCAATGAAAGAACGAGCATCCCTAGCTCCATCGAACCTTTTAGGATGAGCATACCGACCATCTAGAGTTTTATATTTTGACTTCTTGGTTTGATCCTGAGGTACAAAATATAACAGGGGTCTGATCTTCTCACGATAAGTGATGGCATCACCATCTTCATACCCTCGGTAGAGGATATCATCACCAAGAAGTAAAACGTCTGTATAAAAACCCATTAAGCAATCGCTCTGTACTTCTCCGCTATTTCGGGAGATGGATCAATTATAGTAAAAACGTTGTCACTTGTCAAGAACAAGTCACGTTGGTCTGTGTGTAAAGGATATTGTTCTAGAGCACCTTCTTTGGTGATGCTATAGCAGTTTTCTATGAGGATAGATGGTTCTTCATCTAACTCTGTCATCATTCCCATCAGGTGTATCAGGGGGTTTGACTGTAGTATCAGTATCTTTAGCATTTTCTTCTAGTAGTTCATTGTATTTTGATAGCAAGTTATCATGCGGTTCATAGATCAATGCAACCGAAGGAATCGGAACCATGATGTATGAATGTTTAGAAAGTGGCACATAGGTTTGGAACTCAATGTCCAAGTTATCCATTGACATGGACTCACCTTCTTCTAGGAGCATTGCTTTGTTAGGTTGGAGCGTAAGTGCATAGGCAAAATCTAACTTGTAAGCAAGAGGTGTACCATCTTGATTACGCATCTCCTTAACGTCAGCTATTACGTCCTCTCCGTTTTGCATTCTTACGACTCTTACGCTCATAATCTTTCTCCATTAATTGATTAAATGTTGTTCTTACCAAGTCAGTAAAAGATCTCCGTGCAGAGATGTTCTTCTCTTCTGCAAGGATGTGTACCATCTGCATGAACTCCTCAGTATACTCTGGTGGAAGATCAACAGTTAATGTTTCTGCCTTATCATTATAATGATGGCATAAGTTTACATACATGTTCATAGTGTTATTCCCAAACAAAAAGAGACCTCTGGGGTCTCTTTAGTTGTTATATTATATAGTACCTTAGATTCCTACTTCTTTCTCAAGAGCAGTTAACCTATCCTCATTCCTCTGCTGAGTTGCCCCAGTAGGTTTTGGATGTGCCATTGATTCTATTTTATGAAGATGCTCTAGAGCATGATCAAGTTTCCTATTGAGTTCTGCAACAGCATCGATGATCTGAACGTGCTGTGGATCTGAGTACTCAATATTAAAAGTACTCCCATCAGTTCCCTCTGGATATAATCCAGGAGTCAAGTGAACTTCTGTACCAGGAATAGGATTAGGAGGAGTTGGGGTAGGATCTATTTGCAGATCGATATCTGATGACCTCATTTGTTAACCTCTTTACTAGGGTTTATGTTACCACATAATTATGTAGGTGTCAATAATCATCATTTGTATTTGATTCTACCCATTCAGCGTTGTTCCTACAATACGCATCAGCATCTATTTTCATGTGCAGGTGTGCACCTGTATGAATACCCTCTATCATTGCTACCATGCCAAGAACCATGACTGGTAGCATCCATAGAGGGTGACCCACTACCTTACCCATCGGGAAGATTGTAACTGTTTCTATTTAGAGGTAATCTTTACGAGCATGGTGTTCTGGAACGATCTTCCCTAACAATACGTTAAGTAATCCATCCTCAAAGTCAACGTGTTTGATCTCCACGTCCTCTGACATCTGCCACATCCTAGTGAAAGATCTCTTAGAAAGTCCACGGTGCATGAATTCACCTTCTGCTTTCTTATCTTCTACCTGTCCTTCTACATAGAGTTTACCATACTCTGTATAGACTTTGACTTCATCCTTTTTAAATCCTGCTAGTGCTACTTCTAATCTACTCTCGTGATTATTCAGATGGATCAGGTTGTATGGTGGGTAACTGACTGACTGTTCGTTGCTGAAGAATTGATCGAAGTAACTGTCTAGTCCTATACCATACTTATTGATCTTATCCATCAACTGTGGTAGATCGGCTGCACGATACCTTTGTAAATTGCTCATGATAGTCTCCTTTGTAAGCGAGTTTGTGTTTTGTGGACCCCGAAGGCATCCACATATATTTATAGCAGGGTTTCCAAACACTGCATATGGTAGTAACCGTCACAAATCGAGGGGTATCCGTATATGTACCTGGTGAACAGTTATTATTTTGATAAATAGAGCTAGAATTCTATTCAGAATTGGAGAACAATGAAGAAATTAATTTTACTTCTTGGAATGGGAATGCTGTTACCGACTGCTGCGAATGCCGATCTAGTTCATAGATTGACAACCAGTACACAGTTAAGTGTGGACGGGGCAGCAACACAGAGTACAAGAATAGGTAGTACTTACAGTGTAAGTGGTAACAACATCAAGGTTGCATCGTCAGACGATCACTTCGGTAAGCTATTAGCACCAAGTGGTACTGCAGCAGCGACACTTGACGCAGGTACATATGATATTAATACTGCTGGCTCAGCCTTCAGCTTTACGGAAAGTTTTACAGCAGGTGATTCTGTAAATACTATCGGTAGTGGTGTAGACGTGACTGCAGGTGTTGTCACAGACATGCCAGCTTTCGGTATCACAACTACTCAAAGTGGCGGTGTCGCAGGAACCCTTGCAGGTACTATAACCTCAGCAGGTTTGATGACAATAACAGCTGGTGGAGCTGGTACTACAGCTACGGGTCAATTCGTATCTGAACTAACCATAAATTAGGGATATATATAATGAAGAAGGTAGTAGTAGCTAGTCTTACTATCATGTCACTCGGTACCCCAGTGATGGCGGTGCCCGTGGTCCCGAACTTCACACAAGGCTCCATGACTAGCCACACGGAAACGACTTCCACGGTGCAGGAGACCATAAATTCGATAGATTATAATACAGGATGGCAATTTTCAGTGACAGGGACAGGGGTTTCCCACAATGGCGACAGTATCTTACCAGATGCCTCAACGACATCGGGAAGCATAGACCTTCTTGGAAGTACAGGAACCACACCTCAAACAACACATGGTTTGGATCTCTCAACGATGGGGAACTATACCATAACAACACCAGGAGCTGCCTTCCAACTCACAAATACATATCAAGGACCAGGGATCTCGAACCAGACCGTGATCCAAAGAACCACCACCGTAACAAGCGTCACAGATACAACAAGTATCTTCTCCCAGTAATAGCAGCACTTACATGTTCTCCTGCTGCTTATGCTACTGACGTAGGTGGTGTTTCTGCGACTGCTAATCCAATCGCAAATAGTTCTGGCTCAGTGACCAACCAGGCAATTCAGGTTTTACAAGGACCATATATTAACAACCAGTATGGTGGTGGTATATCATGTCAAGGACCTACCCTCAATATTACTCCATTCGTCACAGGGTCGCTTTCACAACAGCATCCGTTCGAAGACATGTATATGGATCCTGTGTACAACAACGCAGATAATAACGACGATAATATACCAGACAATCCAGGTGAAATTTTATACTACATCCCAACAAGGACTGGTCAGAAGAATAATACTAATATATCTCTTGGTATCAGTGCTACTGTTTCTGTACCACTAGACAGACAACTGCAGCAAGGTTGTAAGAACGCCTTTAATACACAAATAGCTTTACAACAGCAAGTCTTGGCTAACAAGCGGTTAGACTTTGAGATCGCAAGGCTAAAGAACTGTGGAGAATTAATCCAGAAAGGCATATCCTTCGCTCCAGGTACACAATATGCTAAGGTCTGTGCTGATGTAGTTGTAGCTAACCATACTATAGTAGGTAATGAACATCTAGATGGTCACACCCACCAGATACCACAGCAGTTCCTCAACTGGGAACCTAAGCAGACATCTGTTATAGAAGTAGATAAGAACGGTAACAAGCAGTTAAAACAAATCAAGTTCGAGATCAAGACAAATGGTACTGAAGTATCCACATTCGAATATGATTCGAACGGGAACGCCACGTTGATCAAACGGGAGAACATCGGACCAAGAGAGAACTTCGAACTAGAAAACAAAGATAAACCAGAGAAATAGGAGTGGTGGGATTCGAACCCACACTGTGCAGATTTTAAGTCTGCTGCCTCTGCCGATTGGGCTACACTCCCATACGACTCAGGTAGGATTCGAACCTACGACCAACGCTTTAGAAGAGCGATGCTCTTGTCCACTGAGCTACTGAGTCATGAGGTAGGACTACTGGGAATCGAACCCAGTTCGCACCGTTATAAGCAGTGAGCCTTAACCAATAGGCGATAGTCCCGTCCCGACCCAAGTAATATAGCATAAAAAAAGACCCCCGAAGGGGTCTTAATATTAAATTTTTTGTTTACCTGAGGAGATCCGAACATATCCTCCTACAACTGTTGGTGGTGCTCTCGCAGTCGATTAGGCATTCGAAATAGTCGTCTATCAGGTCGTCTGTAGTGTCGTACAGAGGTAGCGTCTCAACATGATTCCATCGTGCTAATTGATTATGAGAGATTTTCATGTCTTTCTCCTAACTTTAAACCCATAATATAGAGGGGTTTCAGTGCATCTTGTTGCTCCGTGTGTAGGTTTCCCTGACTGCCATTATTTAGTCAGGAAACCACCATTTTGTCACAAAAATTTATGCCTAGTCCTTTTTCTTTTTCACTTTTTTAAGAGGAGGTAATCCTCTCTTGTCTCTATATTCATTTGCTTTGATCTCCCACCTGTTAACATGAGGAGGAGTCCTTCCTAGGATAGTATTAACCTTAGCAACTGCCTTCTTAGCAATAGGTTTAAAGATTTTCATCAAAGCATCAGCAAGAGGTTTTGCTAACAACGCTGACGCTGCTGCAGTAGTAGCAATTGCTGCTGTAGTTGTTACTGTAGACAACTCAGGTACATATTCACTGAAGACAATTGGTTCTGCAGGTTGTTCTATAACTTCTTCAGTCGGTGGTTTCACTGGTTCCACACATTGATTAGTGATAGGGTCTCTAACCTTAGGTCTAACACAAGGGGTCTCTGGTACCTCTGGTGGAGGTGGCATTGGTGGAGGTTCTATCTTAAAGTCTGGTTTATATTCTTCTTGCTCAAATTTTAAATCCTCTGAAACATAATCCATAGGATTAAATGACGGTGTACCTGCATCACAGAATGTTTGTACACCTTTAGGATCATCATCCACTAGATTCTCATTCTTACCAGTGGCATCCTTGTGTGCTTCCACACAACCAGGCATATTGACAATAGGTTTACCTATCTCTTGTGTTACTGGTACTGTAATGTTATTAACAATAGGTGCATTATTCTCTTGTACCTGTATCTCTCCATTAAAAGACCCCCTGATCTCTATCTGTGGGATATCGACCTGTACATTGGGTACAATAGGGGGTTGTATAGTATTAATCTCCTGTACCCTTACAAATATATCATTGATAGGGTCAGACATTTAGGGGATAGGGTTACTAGGTGCAGGTAATGCAGGTCCTGTGGTAGAAGGAACTGAAGGTACTGCAGGTAATGATGACTTAACCAAACCAGGTAATGCTTTGTTTAATTCATCTGCAACTCTTGATTTAACTGAGTTGACAATGGCATCTTTTCTAATGAAAACATAACCACCTAGTCCCACTACTGTCAGTGAGACTACTCCGCTTGCGATAGCGATTCCGTTAATAATTTTTTGCATGATCAAAAATCTTCGTTGTCGTGTTCTGGAAACCCTAGAGTTTTATACTCTAATTGCTTCCTGAGAAATTTAATTTCCTCTTTTAAATCGTCAATCTCCTTGACTCTTAGTTCGATCTCCTCTTGGTAGATGTGAATCATACTTTCCAGTTGTTCGTTTTCAGTAATCAATTCGTAATATGATTTAATATCATCGTAGTCCATGGACAATGATAACATGTCCATTTATTTATTGCAAGGGTTCCTCGCAGGCTTCGTTAAGTTCTGAAACCATGTTGCCACCGATATCAGCACCTTGGTTGCCACCAAACATTGCAACCCAACCTGCAGCTAACCATCCTACGAATGGTATACCTGATACAGCAGGTGCAGCTGCTGCTCCAACGCTAGTTCCGACAAGTCTTCCTGTCTGTTTGCCACCACCTACCGCCTCGATGCACTCGATGGTTTTGGCAGTTAACTTTCCCACTCCACCTTCTCCTTGACCTTTTTGTAAGGTAGATGGATCTTGCCATGATCTTGTGTTAGATACAGGTCCGCCTTGGTTGGTCTTACCATCCATGACATACTCTTCTGTGACCTGAGTTGTATTGTTTGCTAGTCCTAAGAAACCACCCTTCTTCTTGATGTCCTTAGTGATAAACATAGTCTTAGGATCGTTAGCATTATACTTAATCCTATAGCCATCCTCACCTGCCTCTACAACATAGGAAGTATAATCACCCACTGGTGGGTTGATATATGGTACCTTACTATTTTGTCTAGTTGCTAGTAAACCTATCATTCCGATATGTGATATACCAAAGACGGTTCCTAGACTTATTCCAATCCACTTGTTCATTGTCTTACTTTGTATCTGGGACTATCTTCACAGGACCTTGTTCTATTCTAATGGTCTGAGCAGGTGCTGTTTCTGATGCCTTAGCAATAAGAAACTCCATATCCTTCTTAGATATGTTAGCTCCTCCACCACTATTTTCACCATTCTTTTTCTTACCTCCTGCTTGGACACCGAAAGTAGCTAAAGTTCCTGTGAACACCGAAGCTATGAACGTTGGATCAATTCTTTCTCCTCTCTCATAACCTGGTATTTTAACGTAGTTTAAAGTTAAAATTCCTGCGGACCAAACAAGAACGATCACTCTGATGAGTGTCGCTAAGTACAAGAGTTGCTCTTCTTTATCTTCTGCAACTTCTTTAAGTTTACCTAGAGGACCTTTCTTTTCCTCTTTCTTTACTTCTGCCATAGTTCTTGTTCACTATCTCAGCCCTATTTATCAAATAAATTATTACCAATTACCATATCATCTATACCTTTCTTAGAAAACATCTCCTTCGCCTCCCAAATCCTAGACGCTATGGGCGATCCCCCGATATTTAAGGAAGTATTAAGAAGAACAGAATCACCTGTGATCTCTTTATATTTCCTTAAGAGTCTAGCAAAACTATCATCACCATCAACTGTCTGAATCCTACAAGATCCATCTACATGTGTGACTGATGTGAGTTCTTTATCTAATACGGGTACTGATGTGTTCATGTACGGGGAGTCACCATCGTAATCAAAATACTTAGAGGTATCTTCCTTCAGTACAGCAGCACCAAATGGTCTAAATCCTTCTCTATGCTTGACTCTTTCGTTAAGAAACTGCTTGGCCCTGCGGTTCCTCGCTTGCATCAAAATACTTCTATGCCCTAGAGCACGGGGACCAATCTCTCCATGTCCCTGATACCAAGCTACTATCCTACCAAGACTTAACTGTAGTGCTGCCTTCTCTATAGTCCTATCGTCTGGTTCATCCTCTGGTGCTTCATCGTCTT